TATATACAAATCTAGGTCATCACTATTCCAAGTTTGACTCATTCCTACTAATGCAATTAATCCTGTAAAATCTGTTTTATCTATTAGATTATCCATTTACTTCTTCTGTTAATTCATCTCTAATATCTTCAGCTTCTTCGATAAGGTTTTGAAATTCCTTTTCATCAAGTTCACTAAAGATGATCTGACTAAAATTCAAAATGTATTCCGATAAATCTCCAACAGCTTCAGAACGGTCTTTATGAATTTTCTTATTTAACTCTATTTGTTTCGAGTCTAATTCATCTTTAACCTTCCATCCTTGTCTAATCTTTGACTTTGACGCTAAGAACTTTTCACCTTTCTCATCGCTAAACTCAACTTCTTTACCTCTTGGACTTATTAATATCATAATTTATAATTCTGCTTTTCCTACCTTAACATTAAACTTCTGCAATTCTACTCCTGATGTAGCTCCATCGCCTGTCATGGTAACTTTAAGAAATCGCCATAAAACGCCCGTACTAACATCGGTATAATTCCAAACAGTGTCAACCGTTCCTTGAAAGGTCTGGTCTGTAATAGTAGTAAAATTAACATTGTCATTACTACCTGATAAGATACAGCTAGTAGCTGCTGTTGATGCTCCTACAGTGTCTACATCCATTGTAATAGTATAGAAATAAAGAAAATCTTTATTAACCTTACAAGTTTTAGCTAATGACCTAACCCCTGTTAAAGTATCAGTAGAAACACCATCATAACCTCTGTATGTAGAGTTTGTAGATAGTCCAAAATCTCCTTGAGCAAAAAGCCCAGTAGATACAAATAATATACTAAATAATAAAATTAACTTTTTCATATCTATTCCTCCTATGCTTTATTGATGTTAGAAATTGCAGTCTCAATATTATCAGTATAAATGATACCACCGGCATCTTTAACACCAAATGCTAATCTCATACCAAATACAACGGTTCTCATTCCTTTTGTTAAGTCATCAGAATCTAATCCTATTTGCATAGTAATGTCTTTACGAATACCTATAGCAGTCAAACTATTATCTAATACTACCATTGTATTAGCTGTAATTTGCTTGTTCTTCATAAGTCTTAATCCCAATACAGATACAACGTTTCCTAAATTGTCATATTTAACAGCACGATTATATTTAGAATTTTCGTTAAGGTCTTTTAATCCTTCTAATTTATCAATATCAACAGGGTTCATACCTACTAAATTAGGATTGTAATTAGCTACATTAGCTTGTAGTTTCATCTTACGAATAACATCTACAATGTCTGCACCCTCTTGAGAATCAGCATAAGTTGTAGCCCCTGCGAAATCAGTATGATTGCCTGCAACAAATAATCCTTTAATGTCAGTTGAGTTATCACCGGCTGCGGATAGAATCTTACTATCTGCTTTGGTCATAATTCTATCAGGAGCTAAACGTCCTAACTCATCCATTAAGAAATCAACATCGTCTAAGTTCTCTTCTGGAATATGGAAATAAGTATTAATCTTAAATACTTTAAATTCAGAAGTCTCAAATAATACACTTGATTTACCTGCTGCTGTGTTTTCTGCTGTTGTAGCAGTACCATCAACATAAGTATTTTCAACGATAATGCCCATGTATTTCGTAGCTACATTTCTAACCGGAAATGCTTGCAACGATCTCATGTCGTTGTTTAATGGTATCTGAACTGGATTTAACTCATAGCTAGTATAAAATGGGGATCCTAATTCTACATTCGATCCATAGATATTGGCAGTTGTCATATCAACAGCCGCCTTTAATGTCATTGTAGGTGACTTATGAATATCATTATCCTTAAAGTAATCAATTACCTTAACTTCACCATCAGGAGTTGTGATTGTCTTTACTAATTCCGCAACTTCAAAAGCTGCTTTAATTTTATCTCTAAATGTTTCTGCTTTTCCTTTTTTAAAGCCTTCTTCTTTTAAAGACGTCATCTCAGTTTCAAACTTCTCCGTAAGTTCTTCTAATCCCTTTTTTAGTTCGCTTGCTATTCTCTCATTA